ACCAAGGTGTAATGATATCAGGACATGGTGATCACTATGAGGTCCAATGGTATTATGGCGTAAATGGTGTTTGGTTTGATGGTGGTTCATCAAGTGTAAAGATGAATAACGCTACATATAGTGTTCCTTCAAATGCTACAAAATTAAAGGTTACTGTTAAGCCAGTAGCTAAAACTTACAAATCAGGAGATCAGGATGTTCCATATTGGAGTAGTGAAGAAGTAACTGTTGAGATGAATGTTTCAGAGTTACCTCCAGCACAACTTTCTGCTCCTTCTGTATCTATTGAAAAGTATAACTTAACTGCTAAGATTGAAAACATTACTGATGCAAAAGCTTCTTATGTTGAGTTCGAAGTTGTTAAGGGTAACAGAGTATTCAAGACTGGTAGAGTTGAAGTTAAGACAGCTAGAGCAATCTATATTTGTCCAATTGAAGCTGGTGGAGAATACAGAGCTAGATGTAGAGCAATTAATGTTATCGGTGGTAAAGACATTGTTGGTGAATGGTCTCAATATTCAAGTGAAGTAGGTGCTATTCCTGCTGCTCCAACGAATGTTAAGATTAGCATTGAATCAACTAAATCTGTTCGAGTAACATGGGATCAATGCACTACGGCAACTAGCTATAAAGTTGAATATGCAACTAATAAGTTATATTTCGATGCAAGTAGCGAAGTTAAGTCTGCAACATCAGAAACTAACTACTGTATCATCACTGGAATTGAGCAAGGTCATGAATACTATTTCCGTGTTCAAGCAGTAAACTCAAAAGGTAGTTCAAGTTGGAGTGACATTATCTACAAAATTGTAGGTACAAAACCAGAGCCTCCAACAACATGGTCTTTAACTGCTTCTGCTATTATCGGTGATCCAATGACATTATATTGGACTCACAACTCCCAAGATGCATCAAAGCAATACGAAGCCCAGATTGAATTAACTATTAACGGTAAAGCTAATATTGTCACTTTAGATACTTCAAAAGAAGAGATTAAGGACAATGAAACTAAGATTTATACTTATGACTTAGACCTTTCAAAATACACTGAAGGAGCTGAGATATTATGGCGTGTTAGATCAAGAGGTGTGTCACTTGAATATTCTGATTGGTCAGTTCAACGCAAGATTAATACCTATGCACCACCAGTTGTTACTTTAACTTTGAATGAAGGGAATACGGCACTTACGTCATATCCTTATAGAATCAAAGTAGAGGCAGGTCCAAGTACACAAGAAGCAATTAATATTAATATTTCAATTGTGGCTAATAACAGCTACAGAACACAAGATTCAACAGGCAAAAATGTAATAGTCAATGCTGGTGAAGTTATATTTTCTAAGAACTCTCCAGCTACTAAGAATACGCTCACACATGTATTAATGCCTCAGGATTGTATATTAGAAAACAATCAATCTTACAAAGTTAATGTAACTGCTTCAATGAATTCTGGTTTAACTGCTTCAACAAGTGCTGACTTTGTAGTAAGTTGGGAAGAGATTTCATTCTATCCAGATGCAAGAATTACGATTAATAAAGATTCTGTATGTGCTTATATTAATCCATTCTGCTATGATGAAAACTATGAAATTCATGACAATGTTGTATTGGCTGTGTATAGAAGAGAATTTAATGGTGAGTTCACTGAGATTGCTACTGAGATTCCAAACTATGGTTCAGTATCAGTAACAGACCCTCATCCTGCTATGGACTATGCAAGGTATAGAATCGTAGCAAGAAACAAAAACACAAATGTAATAGGATTTACAGATATTCCTCCAATTAAAGTAAATGAGCCAGGAATTATTATTCAATGGGATGAAGAATGGACTAGCTTTGGTTCTTTAGCTGAGACTGCTCCAGAGATTCCTTTCTATAATGGTTCAATGGTCAGACTACCTTACAATACAGACACAAGTGAAAGTTCAGATGTGGACACAGAGCTTGTTGAGTATATTGGAAGAAAGAGTCCTGTTGCATACTTTGGAACACAACAAGGCATTACTGGTAGCTGGACTTGTGAAATTCCAAGACGTGACAAAGATACAATCTACGCACTTAGAAGATTACAAGTTTGGATGGGCACAGTGTATGTTAGAGAGCAAAACGGTACTGGCTACAATGCCTTTATCAATGTTACATTCACTAACAAGCATGATAGCCTTGTCATACCAGTAACATTAACAGTAAAACGAGTTGAAGGAGGGATTTAGTCATGCCTGATTTAAGTCTAGATGGCAATGTACAAGTTCAGAAGTATGAAGTTGATTGGCATGAGTCAATGCAGCAAACTTATGAATTTTATGTTGTTGACCCTTCGACTTGGAAAGATACTAAACAATTAACAGAGGTGGAATCTTGCTCAATCACTAGAGATGCTAGTGTTCAGACGTTAGGTTCTGCCTCTTTTGATGTTGGAGAAAGTTTGGATGAATGCTATGTAAGAACGTATCTTGTAGTAATTCAAAATGGCTTTACTTCGAAGTTTCCATTAGGTACATATTTGTTACAGACTCCTTCTGCAGAGTTTAATGGTAAGCAAAAAAGATATTCTATTGATGCTTATACGCCATTAATGGAGTTGAAAGAGTCTTACCCACCTATTGGATATTCTATTCTTAAAGATACAAAGATAATGCCATTAGCTAGTAATCTGTTTAGAGAGCATATGAGAGCCCCAATCGTCAATGCTAAGAGTGAAGAGAAGTTATATTCTAACTTTGTAGCTAATTTAGATGATACATGGCTCTCTTTTCTTTCTGATTTAGTGGCTAATGCAAAGTATGAGATTAAGCTAGATGAATTAGGTCAAGTTATATTCGAGCCAATTGTCGCAGCTGAATCACTACAACCAGTTAAAGAATTTAATGATGATAACAGCTCAATTTTATTACCAACTTTAAAAGATGATAGAGACTTGTACGGTATTCCTAATGTGGTTGAGGTTGTATATTCTACTGACAAACTACATTTGTATTCTCGTGTTGTGAATGATGATCCAAATAGTCCTATATCTACAGTTGTTAGAGGAAGGGAAATTGTGCATAGAGATAGTAGTCCAAAATTTAGCGGCACTCCTACTCAAGCTATCATTGATTCTTACGCTGACCAATTGCTTAAGAGTTTGAGTTGTATGGAGCATACTGTTACATTTACTCATTCTTATTATCCAGTTCGTGTTGGTGATGCTGTGATGCTTAATTACAAAAGAGCAGGTCTAGAGAATGTTATTGCTAAGATTACTGCTCAAACAATCAAATGTGGTACTGGATGTTCTATTCAGGAAACTGCCACATATACTACTAAACTTTGGAGGTGAGAGAAATGGACTTAGATAGATCTTTATTAAAAGAATTCGCTAAAGTTGTAAATGACGTTGGCGATAAACCAGAACCAAAGCAATATGTTCATGGAACAATTACTACAGGCGAAGGTAACGCTAAGTATGTTATGTTAGATGGTTCTGACATGTTAACTCCTATCTCTGAGGTTGTGAATGCTGAAGCTGGGGATAGAGTTTTAGTTAGTGTGAGCAACCATCAAGCTACTGTTATTGGTAACATCACATTTCCACCATCAGCTAGAAAAGAACAACAAGCAATTGATAGTGCTAATGGTGCTTTAAATCAATCTAATCAAGCAATGGAGAAAGCTAAAGATGCACAAACAAAAGCTAGTAGTGCAATTACAGATTCCTCTGTTGCTTCTGCTCTTGCTAACGAGGCTAAAACTGAATCTGCTAAAGCTCAAGAAGCAGCTAATACCGCAATTCAAAATGCCGGTGAAGCTAAACAGTTAGCTCAAGCAAGTAGTAATAAATCAGATGAAACACAGCAATTAGTCAATCAAGTTAAAGACTCTGTCGCTGCTGCTAATAAAGATATTGGTAAGTTGAAGACAGAAGTTAAGACTGCTAATGACAATATTGCTAGTGCTAATACTAAGTTGGAAGAACAAGCTGGTGAAATTGATACAATCAAGGAAACATATTCTACAAAAGTTGAGACTGAGAATACTAAAGCTGACTTAACTACTGAGATTAGTAAAAAAGTAGGAGAGTTACAGACATCAGTTGAAAAGAACTTTGCTACTAAGACTGAGAATGTTGCATTAGAGCAAAAACTTCAGACTCAGATTACTCAGAACGCTAATTCGATATCTAGTACTGTAACTAAGGTTGAGAAACTTGAATCTGATACTACTGAGCAACAGAAAAATATTGATAAAGCTTTACAAGATGCACAGGCTGCTAATACTGCTGCTGGTGTTGCTAAGAGTGATGCTGAGAAAGCTAAAACTGCTGCTGATACTGCTCAAAAGGCTGCTGATGATGCTACTGCTAAAGCTGAAAGTGCTACTACTGCTGCTAATTTAGCCGAACAGAAAGTAACTGCTGCTGACAAACAATTGCAACAAGCTAAAACCGATTTGGCAGAGGCTCAGGAAAACTTAAAGAATGTTACAACTCGTGTTGGTGCAACTGAGCAAGAGATTACTGAGGCTAAACAAAAAGTTGACACCGCTAATGCTAATGTAATTAAGGCTTTGACTGATGTTGCTGAGGCTAAGAATGCTGCTAGTAAAGCCAATGAAGCCGCTTCGAAAGCTCAAGGTGAAGCTACTGCTGCTAACAAGGCTGCTAGTGATGCGCAGACTAAGGCAGCTAATGCACAACAAGTAGCTACTAATGCTCAACAAGCGGCGGACAAAGCTCAATCAGATTTAGCTGCATTAACTAATCGTGTAACTACTGCAGAAACCAAGATTACTCAAACTAATGAAGCAATCACTGCTCAAGCTAGTAAGATTACTGAGACTAGTAATAAGATTGATGAAATTCAAAATGACATTACTAATAATTATTATAGTAAGGAACAAACTGATGCTCAGATTAAAGTTAGTGCTGATAAAATTTCACAGACGGTTAGTGAGGTTAATAAGGTCGCTACTAGTGCCAATAGTAAGATTGATAACTTACAAATAGGCGGTAGGAATTTAATGTTAAGTACTCAAACTTTTAAGCCAAATTTTGGATTAAAAGGCACACCGGAAACACCGATTGAAGATACAGATGAATTCTATTATGTTTCTTTACGTAATACTTGGTCAAATTATATATATCAGTTCATTGATTTAGTGTTAGGACAAACATACACGATTTCTTTTTATGCCAAATGTGATTCAAATGTACAATTAGAAATCAAAGATGATGGTAATAATAATAATGTTGTACTAGCTTATGTAACTATAGACTCTAAAGATTGGAAACTTTATAGTACTACTTTCGTTGTGAAAACAAAAAAGGATATTCCTAAAGTAAGTTTTTTGACACGACAAGATTCAGCAACTATATATATTAAAAAGATTAAATTAGAGCTAGGTAACAAAGCCACCGATTGGACTCCAGCTCCCGAAGACCAAGAGCAGTATGTTAATGATAAAATCGCAGCTTCTGAAAAGACGACAGAAGAGAGCTATAAAGCATTAATTGACCAAACTGCTCAAAAGATTAGCTTAT